ACCTGACCTCCAGGCCGAAGTCCACGTCATCGCCCACGCCCTCGCGGACCAGGCGCGCCAATTCGGAGGTAAGCTGGGCCTCGTCCCCGATGAAGCCCTGGACCGTGATGTTGACCGAGGGGACGGCCGCTGCGGGCGCTGCCTCGATCGGCGCGGCCGGCGCGCCCCCACCGAAGGCTCCTCCGCCGAGGCCACCCCCGCCAGCACTTGGCGCCCCCCCGCCAGGCTTGGCCGCCAAGATTGTCGCGATCTGGGCGGCCCCGATGGCCCCGATCAGCCCGGCCAGTGGCAGGTTGGGCAGAACTTTGGTGATGGCCAGTGCCGTATTGACGATCGCCTCGCCCACGGCAAAGGCTTTTGCCAGTGCCAGATTCCTTCTTCCGCCTTGGGTGATAATATTTCCCAGTTGGCTGATAGCCGTCGATGCGATGAAGAGTCCTCCTTCGGCCTGTACTTTCTGAAGTTGCTCTTCTGTTGCCCCCGCATCCCGAAGTGTTTGCAGCCGCTTTTCAAGAGATTCTCCAAAGTTGGCCACGTCTCCAACAGTTCTGGTCCTGAATCCCTGAGATACTGCGGTAAGGCTTGAGGTGGTCGTCGAGGCATTTGCAGCAATCGTTGCCGCCAACTTCCTGCTCGTCTCTTCGACTGCATTCACGCTTTCGATGAAAGCCTGGGCAAACTCTTTTATTTTTTTAGGATCCAGAGCGATGAGAGCAGAAAGTGCGACTTCTCGTTGAGCCCTATCCAATCCATCAAAGCTGTCTTTTGCTGTTGCAAGATCCTCTTCTAATTGGCGTCCTGCTTTCAATCTGAGTTCTGCTAAGCTTTCCTCCGAAGCGATCTGCTTGAAAATGAATGGTAGGCTTTTCGCGCTGAGACCAACCTCTTCTTTAAGGAACGCCAGTCTCTTACTGAGCGCATCATTCGCGGTCTCTTGTTTCTTCGCATTTTCTCCCAAGGCCGCATTTTCCGCTTTCAATGCCGCGAGTTCGCCCGCGCGCTGAATGCGAAGATTCTTTATTATCTCTATCGCATTCCGTTGCCGGTCTGAACTCTCTTGAAGGGCTATCCCGTGCTGTCCTGTGGTTTCTATTAATTCGTCTAACGTAAACCCGACAAACCTTATCGCGTCATCAAAAACTCCAAAAACATTAATGAACTCCAGTGTCTTTTTTACGGCGAAGGTTTCTGCTGCCAACAATGCGCTGAGGCCTAATGCCACAAAGTCGATGACTCTTCTCAAGCCTTCAAAGATAATAATCCCAATTTCGGCGAACCCTATAATCTCCGCGAATTCGTCATTGACGTCTCTTGCTTGTTTCTGTTCGAGTTTCAGGGCCGCCGTCACGCCCTTAATCGAAAGCGTCAACTCGCCTATCACCTCTTTTGCTAATTCCAATATCCCTGCCTCTGCGATTGTTTTTTGGAGTTGGAAAATCGCGTCCTGCATGATCGAGATCTGCCCTTTCCATGATGAGGCCAGCCGTTTCGCCGCATCGGCGATCGGACCCGTCGGATCGCGCATGGCGGTCAAGAGTGCTTCTCGGAATTGAGGGAGGCTGAGTTTTGTCAGATCATCAATGCCTGTTCGGAGCCTGACCAATGTGAGGACGCCACGCTCACGAAGGACGTCGGCCGCGCCGACACCGCCGGCGAATGCTCGGCCGAATGCTCTCGCCGCTTCTGGGATTTCGATGCCCATGAAGGCCGCGAGATCGGATACGGGCCTCAAGGTCTCCTCTGATTTGGCGCCAAATGCTTCGAGCGTCACGCCCGCTTCAATCACCTTTTCGAGGGTAAACGGAACAGCCGCCGCGACTTCTTCGAAGAATCTCATGGATTCTGCTGCCGCGTCGATGCTGCCCTTCATCCCGACCAGCCTGAGCCTTGCGCTTTCGACGGCTCCGCCTGCATTGAGAATTGACTTTGCGAAGAATCCGAGGCCCGCACCGATGATCGCGCCTTTTAAGCTGATGACCGCGCCGATCGTGCCCGTCAGGCTGCCCCGGAATGCGGTGAAGGCCCTGATCATCCGGCTGGCCGCCTTCTCGCTCGACCGGCCGACCTTTGTGACGTTCCTGCCGAATCGCTTTACGACGGCCGTACCCTTATCGGTTACGACCAATCCAAATGTGAGTGCTTCTGCCATCAGCGTCTATTCCCTGTCGATGCTCTCGGATGCTGCTTACGCTTCTTGTTGGCCAGTTCTTCTAAGAACGAAAGTCGCTCCAGAATGTCCTGCCGATCTTCCAGCGGGATCTCGAATATACGCATCAGCGATTCGATGTCCGCCATCCTCAGATAGATATAGGTCTTCTTCTTCCCAACGACCTGTTGGGCTGATCGCTCGGCGAAGCGGAATATCCGCACGACCTCCTCATTTGATGGAAATGGCTGGGGCGACTTGTCTCGGATCGGGCATAGGCCATCCTTGCCTTTCAAGCACCTGACCCCCGGATCGCCCATCTGGCAGGCCTGGCATTGTCTGATCCGAAATTCGTTGTGAGCGGAGAAATTGAACTTCGCCCACTCAATCAGTTTCCCAGGGCGGATTCCTTGATCTCCTGGTCGAGGCCCGTCTGGTTGAAGACCACGCGATTCCAGAGAGTCGCGAATTCCGGCCAGTTGTCGTCCAGAACCTTGATATTCTCGGGCGAGAATTCAAAAGGCTTGCCGTCCATCTCGATGCCTTCCCATTCGACAATCACCTCCTGCATGATCGCCGCCTGGACCGCATCGTTATCGACTTCCTCGCCGAGTGTGCCGGCGAACCGTCTTTGCGTTGTATGCTGCTTCGTTATCTCGCGCCGACGCTTGGGCTTCAGCGTCTTAATCTTGACCTTCACTTTGGAGGCCCCCGGCACATCATACCAGGTGCCCGACTCGTCTCCGTTGAGCAGATGCTTGATATCCATCACAATCCCCTTTCAAAGAAACTGCGTCCTTACGTGAACGCGATAGTCAGTTCGTCATCCCCGGCCGCCGCACTCTGGTTGAGTTGCAACTCCAGGTCTTCCGTGCGGAACGAATCCCGATCGGCCTCGGAGATCCCGATGATCTGCGCTTTCGGCGCGCTGAACGTCGTGATGTTCCCGGCCGAGGCGCCCAGGACGTAGGTTAGTATGCCCTCCGCGTTGGTCGTCAGCTTGTTGAAGAAGTTGATGGTCGCCACCAACTCCTGTTCGGGATCGATCGAGCCGATGGGCGTGCGCCCGACGATGATCGCCGAGAAGTTGCCGCTCGCCTGGTTCACATCGTTTCGCAGGCTGACCGCGTTCCCGATGTCCAGCGTCACGTTCTGGACCTTGGTTGTGCCCACCCCATGGAAGGAGAAGGCTGCGCCCAGGAACGATTCGGGATCCGGGCCGATCGCGGGCGTCGTGAACTGGGTCGTCGGATCGTCAGAAGGCTCGACGTAACGACCGGTGAACACGAAGCGTGCGAGTACCACATCGCCCTTCACTCCCTCGAAAGAGACCGTGCCCCGGGCTCCGACGATCTTCTTGACCTTGACCGTCCCGTCTGTCGATCCCTCTCGGATCTCAACGGTCACCGACGAGACGCCTTCGCTGACCGGAGCGTAGGTCACGCTGGTTACGGCCACGATCGTCTCACTGAATCCACAGGCTTGGAGAGCCGCCGACAGGTTGGGCGGGGCAACCCCTGCGTTCCCCTCACCCTTTATCTCGGTTGAGAACGAGATTTCGGCCGACCGTTCTCCCGCTATCTGCTTGGGCCGACTGAACGAGTTTTGCACGATCTCGCGCGCAAACATCTCGAACGTCGGGCTGTATTCGATATCGTAGGCCGGGCCTATGACGTCCACATCGGCCGGAACCGAATCGGTGCCCTCCGTACCTTCGACCTTAACCGCCACGTGTTGTCTCTGCGGGAAAAATGGTGAGGTCATTTTTCACCCCCTTCTGTTTTTGGAGCCGTTGATTTATTTTTCAGGATCTCGACACCCTTTGTGTCGAATGTCCGACTACCGCCCTTCCTGACGGTCGTTCGCTTGCTCTCGCCTGGAATCAGCTTGTCCAGCTTTTCGGCGTACTCTCTGTCCGCCTTCTCCATGCGTTCTTTCTCGTCCATCTCTTTCTTACTCATCTCAGCCTCCTACTCTGACGACCGCATCATAAGTCAGTTCCGCGAAATGACAGAGCACTCCGCCGAATGTCTCATGCCCGATCTCGGGTGTTTGAAGTTGCCTGGGCAATAGGACCGCCCCATTAAGCCGGTTATTAAGCTGGATCCGCAGCCTGATATCATCGAGTACCTGCTGGAACGTATCTTCTGTTTTCTTCGAGTCGTCCAGGGCCATGTGTCCTCTGATGAGAATCCCATGCCCATCGTGGAAGAATGGCTCGGTGCCCAGCGCGCCCTGAACCGAATTGAGGCTCTGTGCGACCGCAATTCGAGTGATCTCCCACGTGTTGAGCCGTCCCGCCTTTTTGTGGCGTCTATACATCTCGTCCCAGAAACGAGTATGCCGTCGCCGAAGATGGATCTGCCCGATGTCCGTGACCTGCAACATCTGGCTTCGGATCTCCACCCTGATCGCATCGTAATCAGATGTGCCGGTAGCCCTGGGCGTAAGCAACAAGACTCGGCTGGCCGGACCGAACGAGCCTCCGCTTTCAAGTTGAACTGTAACCTCATAAGGAACCCTGTTCTTCAGCAAGCTCGTAGTGAGCGGCCCATCGCCCGATCTGGTTGAGCCCTCGACAGGCTGTGCGTTTCCCGGGGCGATCCGGGTGAACATGACCGCATCAAGTCCTCCCGTTCCCGTGACATCTACCGTTACCGATCCGTCTCCTACGCTTGGCATAGCTAACTTATTATCGGTGCGGACGTAATGTCCACCGCCGCCAAACTAAATTGATGGGGACCTATATCGTATCTTGAAGAGGCGCTTGAAAAAACAAGAGCAGCGCCCGTCACATCTTCGGTAGTCGGGGAAAGTTTGCTAAGCATTGTTACGTTGCGCGGCTGTCCTTTTTCTAGCAGCGTACTTCCCGCCTGGATTTTGAAGTCACCACCCGGCGCATCTACAAACAACATGCCCGCTTCTGTTTGGTTCTCTAACATCCCTATCATTACTTGCGCGGCAGGGGTAGCCAGTGCGTCCGTTGTAGAACACCAGCCCGTTATTCCATTCCCGCCTGCGTCTTCCCAACTTCCAGAACCATTAGTAACAAACCAACAATGCCGGAACTCAAAGTTAACAGAACTTGACGCGGCTGATCCACGCGCCCCAAACCCGTCATTTTTATAGAATCCGCAATACTCAAATTGCATTCCCCTAGAAAGATTGTCTTGTAAGCGCCGCATTCCATCTAATGAATTGTTATTAAAGAGACAGAGCGTCATTCTCTGACGACCTAACGCACTTGTGTTGAAAGAAAACCCGTACCCTTGCGGGTTATGGTGAAATGAACATCTTGAAATGTTCACCAAAGCTGCGGCTGAAAACACAAGGCCGGCATTGGGCGAACCAGTTTCATCCGTTCCGTCAAACTCTATTCCGTACAGTTCCACCCCCACATTGGTTCCGCCGGAAAGTATTGACAATGCGTTAATAGAGCCAGCCGCAGGACGCCAGCGCACCTTCCCTACTTCGCCGTTCTTGCCTGACCATTCCTGTCCCGGCGCAGCTCGTAATATGGTGTTACCCATAAACTCTTCGCCGTGATTGCTAAACTGCGTGTTATCTTCTGTGAAATCGGAATCAGCGAACATCGTACCGATATGCTGGTCAATATTCGGAGAAGGTGACACATCAGGTAGAGCGGCTTCCCACGATGCAACAACAGAGAAGTCACGGCTGACATCCGTACCTATATCCTCTTCGGTTAAGGTATACGTTCCTACCGTCATGCTGGTCTAGGCGTTCCCCACGCCGGTCCTTTGATAAAATGCTCAGCTTTCAAGTTCTTAGGTACAGGCGAAGGGAGTTTCCTGTTCAGCATCGCCGCACGGTCCCCATCACTTGAGTGCATAGCGTGGAGGTCTGTCATGCCCCGTCCCCTGCCTTGATACGACCTGGCCTGTGCTACATCCCAATGTGGAATAATCACAGGTTGGAACTCCGTTTTATCCTTACCTCTCCATTTGTGATTGACCTTCATCACAACGATAATATCTCCAGGCTCCCAGTCTCCATCGAGGGGTTCGCCTCTACCGTGAATGTGTATCAATGCCGCGCAAGGCATGGCTACCCAAACTTCCTGACAATACGGGTCACGACCTTCTTCATCTCGGCCCTGACTTTTGGCAGAGCCTGCTTCAGCGCCCGGGTGAATATCTTGGCCTTCACTCCTGGTCGGGGGAGTCCCCGGCGCTTGATCCGCCGGCCGATAACGAACGCCAATTTCTTTAGGTCTCTCAGGTTTCCCAAGTTGGCCGACCGTGGGGCGGCCCCCGCCTTGTCCTTCACCGTGAAGTTCACGCCAGAGCGTCTTATCCACTCGGCGAGCGCCGGCTCTTGGCCCGTGCCTCCGACCGGTGGGAACGGATTTCTTCTGGTCCCCTTCTCCAATACGTGGGCGACGATCGCCGTCGGGTCGCGATTGATGATCCCCCCGCGAATGGTATTGCCGCGCCGCCTGACGGTTATCCGCTCCCAGCCCTTGGCGGTCTTGCCCGTCACGCTGGGGATGGCCTTTCTGGCCGCCCTCAGCATATGGGTCGAGCCCCGGCCGACGCCCAGCCGGATCTCCTGATTGAAGATGCCTCTCGGCACGTCCCCCCGCAGACTTCGGGGCAGCTTCGGGGCCTTGATTTTGATATTGAATACCATTACCTGGTGTTCCTCGGATGCCAGAAGAGGTCATCGCCCGTCGGGTAAATGATGTCATTCTCTCCGATCGCCTGGGCGGCCTTGGTCGTATCGCTCAGCCCGGCCATCCGCTTGTAATCCTTTTCATACTTCTCGCTCAGGAAGATGAAGTTGTTCGATCTTCCCGCATAGTCCACGGCATCCGCATCGATCGACGAGTCGGTCGTCTGTGCGAACCGACTGCCCAGGGCGGCCAAGACCAGGCTCGCGTTCTTGAACACCAGGGCGTTGAACCCAGTGTCGGCCAGATCGGCGATCACAAACGGGACGGTGAACGTTACCCTGATCGTCTCCGTCGTATTCGGCTCCAACGTAAAGAACCTGAGTCTCAGTTGCTGGCCCGAAGGTTTGGACGGATCTTCATATATGAACCAGATGTCGTCCCGGCGCCTCATGACCGGAGGCGTCTCGCCCGCCGGATACTCGACGGTCTTCACGTCCGAATACTGTTTTACGAATCCCAGGCTCTCAATATCATAGCTCGAAGTGTTGTCGCCCGTGATATCCTTGGGCACTCTCCGGGGTCGATCGAGGTTGAGCATCCGCAGGGCAATCACTCCCTGGGTATCAACCTCTTTATCGGTAATGAACTTCGCATCGTCCTGGACGAGCGACTTCACCTCATCTCTCAGATTTTCGGTCGTGAAAGGCACTTAGCCCTCCTTCCGAACCGCCAAGATCGAGAGGGTGAAGCTGCCGGTTACCGTACTGGCCCTGATCCGAAGGCTCTTGCCCATCAGGTCCACCCCACGTTGGAGGGCGAGCGCAAAGGTGCCGGTCGCGGTGATCGCCGTGAACGTCTTGGACGTCACAAAGTTCGTCCCGTCAGCAGCGACCTCTATGATCAGGGTCATCGTTGTGCCCGCGACCGTCACATCGACAAAGACCTCGATGGCCTCGGCCGACGAGCTATCCATCGTGAACTCCGAATTGAATACGGCGGATTTGACGCCTGAAGACTGTAGGGTCACAAGCGAGGCGGGAATTGCATTGCGGTTGGCCATCTTACCTCCGATTCGAAGAAGGGCGGGCCACTATGACCCGCCCCGCTCCAATCTTCCCAGGCATTGTCAAACCCCCACGACAAAGCAGAGGCGTGACGCCATCTAGCTAAGATGAGCTAGACAAACTTGTATTTCAGTGTCGCGATACCCTGGGGCAGGGCCAGGCCCGTGCCGTTCTCGGTCTTGTCCAGGGTGACCACCGCGCCGTCCGGAACCTGGCGGTCGGCCACGGCCGTCGCAAGCGTCAGCACGTCCTTGACGTGGGCCGCGATGTTCACGGTGTTCGCGTAGGTCTTGACCGTTGTGATCCCGGTCGTGCCCGTTCCAAGAACGCCCTTGTTCTTGAACTGGAGGGCCATGTTGTTGGTCGCCGCGCCGGTCACCGCCGAGATCGGGGCGAACCCGGCCTCCACGATCTCGATCGTCCGACCCGTGTCGTTGATCCAGACATTGACCTCATCGGACACCGTTGCGGCCAGGGTGAGAACCACGCCGGCGGAGGCGTCGTGTTCTCCCTGTTCAGAGGTTGCAGCATTGTCAGTTGCCATGATTCACTCTCCTCAGTCAAAAGGCTCTGGCTTAGGCCAAGGAGCCGACGATCCAACGGTGATCGGCCAGTGCCGCACCAACGTAGTTGCTTCGAATCTTGAACACCATCTTGTCGGCCGAGAACGCCTCGCCTGCGGTCGGCGTGTCGCTCGGGCTCTGGACGAAGATGTCCGGGGTCATCTTGCCGCCCAGGAAGGCAGCGGTGATCGTGTCCGCGTCCCGCGTGCTGGTGGCCAACCACCAATGGTCATCCGTTGTGCCCGTCCGGCCGACACCCAGGGTGCTGAGCACCTTGATGCCCTTCGCCCGGACGAAGTTCACGACCGTCGCGTCTTCGCCGGCGTTCGCCTTGACGTCCGAATTGGTCAGTTCGAAGGCAAGCTCTTCGAGCTTGGTCCCGACGATCAGCCAGAACGGGCGGAGCCCGATCTTCTCGTCCGAGTCCTGTTCGGTCTGATCGCGCAGGATCTGGACCGCGAGGGCCAAGGCTGCGGCCGAGAGCGCGGGAGAGGCCGTGACCAGGTTGCTGTGTGCCGCGTCGATCAAGGCCACGGCGTCTGCCGTGTTCGGGTTGCTCTCGATCTGGTTCCAGATGTCCTTGGAGACGGTCCGGGCCTCGGCGATCGCCAGTGACTTCGGGATCCGTCGGACCACGCCCACCTGGTCGGCGAGCACGGCCTCCATCGTCAGCTTCTCCAGGCCACCGCGCTTCTGCGGGGTGATCGATTCGACGTTCTCGGTCCGGTTGGGGGTGATCTCCTGGTAGGGCGCCCCTTCGTTCACGACCGGCAGGTCGTTGAACCCGCCGATCCGGTTGACCCGGATCACGTTCGTGAAGTCCTTGGCATTCTCGCGGTTCGACACGACCGGCCCCCAGTCGTTCCGTGGCTCCAGCGCATACTCCTTCTGGAGCCGCTGGTTTATCACGTCGCTGAACGACGTGCTGAAGGTGCTGGAGGTCACGCTTTCCTTCAGGCCGTGCGCGCGGGCATGGTGCGCCCAGTTCTCTCGCAGGCTCTCGCGGAACTTGGCCGGATCCGTGTACTCGTCGCCCGGGAACGCCGCGCGGATTGCCCGGAAGATGTTGTGGGAGAGTTCCATCGGGGTCATGTACCGCTGGGGCTTCTCGATCCGCACGTAAGCCTCGTGCAGGCTGCGGATGGGCTCGACGCCTTCCACCGGCAGGCCATCGCCGTTGAAGAAACCGTGCCAGGCGTGGACGATCTTATCGTAGGCCTCCTTCACGACCCCGACGTCTGTGGTGGGCGCCGTATCGGCGTTCGCATCGCCCAGGTCGGTGTGCGTGCCGCTCTCACTCAGCGAGGAGATGTAATCGCGCTCTTCCTTGATCGTCGCCTCGATCTGCTCGTCCGTCAGGTCGGCCGAGTGGCTTTCGAATATCTTGAGCACGCGATCGCGCGCCTTCGGCGGCAGGCCGCTCTCCATGAGCAGTTCCTTGACCCGCAGGACGTTCTCGCGGATCTTCAACTCGCCGGCCTTGTCGCCTTCATCGGTGATAGTCTCGTCGGCCATGGTCGTATCCTCGCTTTCTGAAGAGGTCGCAGCCTCTTTGGTTTTGGACGGGAATGAATAGAAGTTCTTTTTTGTGCCTTCGGTGGTCCGGATAACGGCCGGACGCTTGGAAACCCATTTCTCGATGAGCTTCTTCGCTTCGTCCGCGCGGTCCTGGCCGACCAGTTCGACGAGCTTGCGCAGCGTGTTCACGCCACGGGCAGCCTCTTGGAGCGCCATCTCGTCGTCCAGGCCGATGCCTGCCTGCTCTTCTTCCGCTCGCGGGATATTCCGCTCGAACGCCTGGATCAGGTATTCTCCCATATCCGTCTGGTCGGTCGGCGCGTCCATCCCCTCCAAGAAGTGGGGGAGGCTTTCCTTGAGCAGCGAGTAGATCTTTTTCATCGGTGTTCCCTTTATACTGGCGGCCAGTCTGATGAATTCTCCGCCGGCCGCGCCTTCACTTACGACGTCTGTACTGTTGACTTCTTCGATCTTCTGTACGATCAGGCCGCTCTTCCCTTCGGCTTGGCCTTCTACGGCCTCGCCCCGAGCGTCGATCGAAAGCTGGTAGATGTTCATCCGGCCGCCCAGCCATGCGTCCCTCAGGTTCTCCCTGATAGTCTTCATGCCTTCGGCTACGTGCAGGCGGCCCAGGACGCCTTCCTTCTGTTTGCCGCTCTTGTCCTTATAGGAGCCGAAGCGGAGGCCCGTATACCAGCCGATTGTGTTGGCGGAGAATCCGCTGGGGCGGCGCTGTTCGGCATCGTCGGACAGATGATCCAGTGAGTCGCCGAAGCGATACATGCAGGCCTTGACGCCTTCGAAGAGCGGGACGCTGGCCTTCAGCACGTCGCGGGCATAGTATTTCCCATTCTTAGACCAGCCGACGGAAATGAGAACGACGTCCCATTCCCTGCCCTCTTTGCCCTTGACCGGGCTGACAAATTCGGTGGAGACTGCTTCTTTGAAGGAGGGGACAGGAGCCATGTCCCGATGCTATGGCCTACCTCATGGGTAGGTCAATGGGGTTGGTCGGAAACAGGATTTCCTAATCGGAGAGAATTCTGGTCAGGCTGTGGACTTGATAAACCCGTGGAATTGGTGGATTGCGCCACGAATTGTGGGCATTACGTTGTATGCGCGATGCGTATTGCAGACGAACCAAGTTTTCTCGTTGACCACTGATTTCCACACGGCGGGCGTCTCCTCACCGTTCGGGCCATGGTGCCATACGGCCTTGGACTCCATGATGATCTGACGCTCGTCATCCGAGAGATTGACCTTATTGTCCTTCAACGACTTGAATTGCGGCCCGCGCCGACCATCATATTTTTCCTGCATGTCCGGGCGAAGGACGGCCTTGGCCTCCGCGTCGGCCGAGATATAGAGATCGGAGGTCGCGGACCAGGGGATCGGCCCGTCAACGACCTGGCAGCGTCCGATCTCACTGGACGGATCTCTCAAGTAGAATCTACAGCTTCCACAGGCAACAGCCGGGTCTGAAGCCTTCTCCTCGAAGTTCGCTTCTTCCTGCGTGAACTTCCGGCCCTGCTTACTCACCGCCTCAAGCGTTTGTTCGACCGTCAGCCCCTTCTTACTCTTCGGCCGCTCCGCCTGTTCGAACAACGATTCGCTTTCCTGTGAGCGCGCGCGAACATTCTCCGCCGCCGAGGGCGTAAAGCATCGCAGCGTCTCGGTCCCAGGGAACTTCAGCTTTGTCGGATGGGTCGAGGGGCAGGTCTCAGATTCGGGCACGGGGACCCAGTGCGTGTCGCTCAGATGAAATGCCTCTTCCAACTCGCTTTCCTCGAAGTTGATGAACGAACTGAAGCGGCCGGGGGGGCTCTTGCTCAACTTCTTGGGAGTGGCAAAGGACTTGAGTAATTTGAATTTGAGGACGAACAGCGGCCCTTCGCGGGCATCGAACTCACGGAGCATCAGTGGATCGACGGACGCCCGGCGGCTGCCCAGCGCACGAGTATTCCGAATCGACGTATCCTGCTGGCTGAACGTCACGCGCCCGAAGGCGAGTGGGGGCTCGCCCTCTTTGATGATCTCGTTGACCAGGATGAACGTCTCGCCGGCCAGCGTCTCATGGGAGGCCCCGCTGAGGACCAATGCCTCCTGGCCTTTCTTAAGACGATCGATCAGGAACTTGGGGTTCGGAACCTTCAGCGCGCGGATCCGCGCTTCCTTGAATTCGGGGTCCATTAACTCGGGGGCCGACTCCCTGGACTTGCGGCGCCTGACCTCGGTCTTCACCATCTTAAGCTGGTCCTTGATCCCGGCCGGGTTTTCACCCTCCTCATAGGGCGGCCCCGCTTCCAGTTTCTTTTCCAGCCCGGACTGTAGGGCCGTCACCTGTTCATCGGACATGCCGGCCAAGGCCTCGACCGTCAGTTCAGCCATGATCGCCTCGCTTACTTTTTAATGAGGATGCAGATCTTCTTGTTGTTCTTGAGCTTGTATACATGATGGGATCGCGTCATCCACTCAAGAGCCACTTCGCTCTGCGGCGGCGCGCCCTCGGGACGTCCCGGGACTTTGGACTCGGCGGCCGGCTTCTCCATCACCGCTGTCTCGGACTCTCGAACCGGCTTGCGTTCGGCCTCGCGAACCGGCTTGTCCTCGACCTTGGCCGTCGTTTTTTCAGGCGACGGCTGCGGCTCGTCCTTCTTCTTCTTCACCTTCGTCTTCTTCTCTCTCGGGGGGTTCTTTGCCATCTTCAATCTCCTGTCTTGGGACTATCGGTTCATCTGGCTCGTCTTCGACGTCCCCGCCCTGCGTGGGAGGCGCGACCAGCGAACCCAGTTGCTCAAGTGATGTCCGGAACATCTTTCCGGCCGTCTCATTGTCAATCCACTTGCGATCGACGCCCGTAATCAACGAGTCGGTCAGCTTTTCGATCGATTCGGTGATCGTGCTCAGGTCGCGGAGGAATATGTGGGGCATCTCGATCACGAAAGTCGTGTCCATGCCCTTCTTCAGCGTCCCGGCCTGGACCGACCTCTGGATCTGGAATTCGAGAATCCGCTTGAGAATCCGCTTGAAAAGATTCTGACGGCTCTGGATCATCCGGGCGACGGCCACACTGAGTTCGCTGGCGCTCGCCCTGGTCAGGTCATCCGAATCGCCGTAGAATAATCCGGCGAGCCCCGTCCCGGCCTGAATATGCTTGGTCAGAATCCGGTTCACGATCTCCGCGTCAGAGCCCGCAAGTTCCGGAACCTGGATTTTCAACTCCACGTTCTCGTTATGCCCGTAGGTCAGGCCGTCCCGCATATTCTGATCGAAGTGATCGACCTTCTCCTTGATCTCGTTGTCCTTCAGCCCCTTGTACATCAAGTCGAATACGACGTTCATCGCCAGGTCCGCGCGCTCCAGCATGGAGAATACGAATTGGTCCAGGCCTTCCAGCCAGTCCATGGAGGGCAGGAGATCGGGCAGGCCGCGCGTAGCCCCGCTGATCCGGTTGACCGTAAAGTAGAAGGCATTGTCTTTTCCCTGCTCGAAAGTCAGGCCCCCGCCCTTGGCCGGGCGAATGATGTCAAAGACTTTCCCCTTATCCTGCTCGCGGATGGTCTGGCTGCTCGCGCCTACCGAGGTCTGAACTTTTATCAGTTCGATGGAATTCTTGGGGTTGGGCAGGACGGACAATATCCTGAGCGGCGTGACGTGGCTGACCGAGACCATGCCGTCGCCTTCGCGCACGGCTACCGGATAAAGCTGCTCGCCGAAGATCGCGAGGTCGCGTAGACGATCTTCTATGTGGTTATCCCAATCGTTCTCCTCCCAGTGTTGGTCGAGAACGTCCTGGACTTCCGGTTCTTTCGCGCGGATCCTGATCTGATCGCCCAGCGCGAAGTCCTTGACGACCTCGATCGCGCGCTTGGCCCGGGGATTCTTCCGGTAGCTGAGCAGGGAGAGGCGTTGGGCGTCCTCTATACGTTCAGGGGAGAGATCGAGCGGGCTGACCTGGCCGAGGTTCTTAAACAGCCGGTCGTCGAACTCGGTGCCAGCGTCGGGGTTCGAGCCGGGGAATCCGGTAGATTCTTGAAGTTTGGAGAAGACCGCTTCGGATAATCTGGAGCGACGAGGCCTCAGGTCCGTGCTGGGCGTCCCCTGCGCCTTGGCCTCTTCTGACTTGTTTTCGACCGGCTCTTTCTTTTTACCCCAGCCTAAGAATGCCATGTTACCTATCCCATAAAGCGCCACCGCCATTGAGGCCGGTCACGGACGAGCGGTTCTTGAAAATACGTTTGTTTCTCTGGCTCCGAGATTTGCGAGATGGATCCTGAATCGTGGGCCTCCACTTCTTTCTCGGAACGAAAGCCTCGTGGACGAAATCGATGCCCCCTGCATGGCCGCCCACTCGACCGAAGTTCGCCAAGGCCAGTGCGATAACCAGGTCATCATGCAGTCCTTTGGGCGCACTGTAACTCAGGCGACCACCCCTTGTCAAGGATTGAGCGTAAGATTTTAGCTCATCGTATAGCGTTCGCTCGGGCTTCCCGGCCCATGTGGCGCGCGGACTCGGTATGCGTATCTGCTTGGTCTCAAAGGCTATCTGTAGTTTCTGGATGATGTCCGTCTTCTTCTGAGCGTCATGCAGATTGACCGCCACTATATTCAGCCCCTCCGCCCGCAAGTCCTCTTCGATGATGTCCCCCATGTTGGACGTATCGAGGATGATCCCCCCGTTCCAGTCCCCAGCAATCTTCTTCAGCCGGGGCTTGGCGACCGTCCATTCGGTCTCGTTCCAGTGGTCGATGTGGAGGACTTCGCCGTCGGCATTCATCACAATGACGGCCGTAAAGTCCTGATGCTTCGCCAGGTCCACGCCGATGACCGTCGAGCCCGTGACCTTCTCTGGCGGCTCCTTGTACGAGAACGCATCCTCGATCGACCTGAAAACCTGGTTGGCCTCCGAGTTGAACATCGCGCCGTACTCGCGGTCGAAGATATCGCGGGGCATCCCGGCGCGGACGTCCTCGATATCTTCTTTTGGAACCCAGCCAAAGTGTTCGGTTGGGAAATGGCTGATGAAGCGGAGACCCTGCTCGAATTCACCGTAGGGCGCGTCGGCCGACATGCCGCCCTTAATAAGCTCGGGCCATATCCAGTTGCGATAGTTCGGGGTGGTCGTCACCCAGATCGGCCCGCCGGTCGCACCCACGCGCTCGCGGCAGATCCACCATGCTTCGTCGCGCATGAACGCGCCTTCGTCGATCCACATCGCATCGATGTTCGGCCCACGAAGATTATCCGGGCGCTCGGCCGATCTGCATTCGATGACCCCGCCGTGGACTAATCGGATTTCTTTAGACGTTCGATTGAAGCCGATGACCAGGCCTTCGAATAAGTTCAGGAAGTTCATGCACTCGGACCATGCGACCTGCAAATGCTTGGACGTCGGGGCGACAATCCACATGCGCTTCCCGGGTAAGCCAAGTGCGTAACGTGTTGTCTCTGCTGCACCGGCCAGACTATTCTCTGTGGCAATAAAATTGTCGAGGAGGAACTGATGGCTCGGGCATGAGACTTCAATGTGGTAGCATTCCTGGACGCCCAAGTCTCTCCAGCTTTTGATGCCGACTCGCTCCTTGCATTTCGATCCCGGGACGACAGCTTTGTATGGGATTCGGCACGGGATGCTGATCGGGACGGACGCATGGACGCGATACTGTCCAACATGTCCTCTCCTGATGGCCGCCCGTCCTCCGATTGACTTGATGAGATGCCTGAACCCGTTTGCAAGGTGGGGAGACATCGAGCAGTATTCGATCACCCGCCCCTCTTTGTAAACGTATCCATCTGTGTCGATCAGGCCTGCCAATAGTTCGAGGCGATCTTTTTTTGAGGCGGTCAGATATTCTTGAGGGATGAATTTCGTCGCTGACTTCGTGCCCATCAGGCCTAGGTTTCGCAGGGCTGTCATCAGGGGGTTCGTATTCCAGCCATGCTCATCTCTAAGTTTTCCAAATGTAGTCGCCCTGCAATGAGCGGTCTTACCTCTCATCGTCGTTGAAGTCCCGACCCCCCACGCCGCAACCTTTTCTCGGAACTCATGGAGAACGACGGCCTCTTGGTTCGTGAGCATGACGCTGCTGTGCGCAAGGCTCCCGTCTCCCAGTAGAAGGCCTAGCAAGTAGGGATCGATCGGGAGTTTAGGCTGGCGGCTGAAATCGACGGAACGCGGCTTCAACATCCAATACTTGCAGTTTCTCCGACTTCCCTTGTATCCGGGGAGGACTTCAGAGATGGGCTTCTTCATTACGCGCTGCGTTTTGGTTGACCATATTGGGAACTTATGATCGAAGGAACACTTGATCGTGGTGCCATCCTTCAGCGTGACTTCTACGCATGGCTTCAGCGTTTTTTCTGTGGCGACAACTGAGGTCGGGAAGCTGCGGCCGTTCTCGTAGCCCATGATCTGATCGCCGGGCTTGAGGTCGGAGGCCTTAACGGAAGTCCCGTCGCTTCGAAGAATGCCTTGGTCAGAATGGATGCACTTCCCCGATTTAATCCCCCAGATAAGATATCGAAAGCGGGCGGGTGAGGCGTGGAAATTCCAGCCCTCGATCGAGGGCTCGTAGTCGAGGTCCAGATCCATGATCGGAATCATTGATCCCATGAATTTACCTCTCGCGCATCGATCGCCTCGACCTCGGAGGCGGCGTGTAGTAGATCTTCGGCCGGCACGTCGAGCGCGCGCGCATAGGGGATTACCTTGCCCGAGGGGAGGACGGTCTCGCCGTTCTCATACATTCTTACCTGGCGTCCGCTGACGCCCAGGTGATAGCCCAGGCCTTCCTGGCTAAAGCCCTTCTTCTCCCTCAGCTTCTTCAGATCCGGATTGTCCATCAGCATCCTCGTCCTCTCGTATAGACTCCAGGCACTCCGCGCGTGCCCACACGGGCAGGAGGTCCGGGTAAAGTATGGCTCGGTTTTCTTTGGCTTGGGGGCGGGCGAAGTTGACTTCGAAGCGGGCGACCACATCGGCCTGCTCGCCGGTCGCGGTCTTGAAGTGCGCGGACTCCTTGCCTATCTCTACGCCGTCCGGGTCCGACTCTCGGGCGTGCGCGGCCTTGAGCTTGGCCTGTTTCATCTTGCGCGCGGTACGCGCACCATCAAACCCGGCCGGGATTTTAGTCCTTAGTTTGCGCTTCTGCTGCGTGGGCTTCTTCGCCGGCGGCTGGTTCAGCGGGATCGCCTGCCGGGTCATCCGTTCCAGGTGTTCCTGCAAGTCGGTCATACGAGATGTCCCACGGGAGATCGGGGCGCGCGGTCTTCAGCGTCTGCTGGATGAGCGTGGCCAGCCCGACCTTGAAGTGATCGGCCTCCTGCTGGAGCGCCTGCCTTACCGGCTCGGGCACCCTAAACGTGATCCACAGGCTCAGCGTCTGATTCTTCGGCCTTCCGACCGGTCGTTTCTGATCGCTCATCAGGAACTCCTTTTGATTATAGACCTGATCATCGACTTTGACCACCTTGAATTTCCACTCTTTGTCGGAATACCCTCGGCTTCCAGAGTGTCGCAGACCCTCGACAGGCTATAGGAAGAGACTAGGCGAAGGTCTTTGATCCGCCGAATGACCCGCTGCTCCTCCGGATTCTCGACCAGCCTCCCCCCATCCTGTAAGTCCTTACCGTATGGGACGCTACCATGGAGCATCCCCTTTTCCCGATGATAGGCGGCGATGGCCTTGCCCCGCTCGCTATTCCGGTTCCGTTCGAACTCGGCGAACACGGCGGTCACCTGGAAAACCATCTTGCCGGCCGCGCTCGTCGTATCGATTTTTTCTTTCAGGCTGACCAGGTTAGCGCCCGCCCGGTTCAGCCGCTCGCAGATATCGCACGCATCGCGGGTATTCCGGGCCAGCCGGTCGAGCATGGTAACGACCAGTATGCCCTTGGTCTCGCACGCCCGGCGGATAGCCTTCTCCAGTTCCGGGCGGTTATCCATCCGGCCGCCCGACTTGCCCTCGGGATAGATCTCCAGATCATATCCATGGAATTCGGCCCACCGTTTGAACTCGGATTCCTGGGCGGCCAGGCTGATCCCGTTTCTCTCCTGGTCTTCGGTCGAGAC